AGCCGGTATTGGTTTATTATTATTATTTCTTTTGGTCGGTTTCTGAAAAACTAATTTGAATACCAAGCATTAACTGGAGTCTGCCCGGTATAACAATTAGATCATCACACACTCCGCAGCATTCTTCATCTCCGCTAAAATTCGGATCGTTAAGCGCTTGCGGTGTTCGGTCTGGGTTTCTCCCGTGCCCGATAAACTCCCCTTTGCAGTAGTAGCAAATAAAAGTTCGGCTTTTATCTAACATATATATATTCTCCCTTCTATATATTTATTTATCTATATATTTATATATATTTATCCGCATTGTTGAATTTATATATATATATATTTATAGATAATCTAGTTGATTAATATATATATACTATCATCTGATATTTTAATAATTCAATATATTTATATAATTATATCTATGATTGGTGAAAAACTTATTAATGATATGACCGCTAAAAAGTTGTTTAAACTCTGTAAACTGGTCAAGCGTAACGGCTCCGTTTATTTATCAGGGGAGTCTTTAAATATTCCTAGAAGTTCGCTGCAAGATTTATTAAATACAGCGCAAGAATTAACAACAGTTAACAACCGATTGGAAAAAAGAGCTCTAACTATTTTACGGTGTATCTCGGTTAGTCATGCGCGCTGGGCAATCAATACGTTAAATAATATTCAATATGGCGGGTTGGCTGCTGCAAGGCGCTCCAATGCTGTATTATATTTATTGCAAACATTTAAACCGCTAGATTTCCCGAAGGTCTCCGCTCCTGCCAGTTCTGATAGCATGGCGCTTATTGCTGCGCTCCGCTCTCTCTCATCTCTCTCTGTTTCTGAGAATAACCAAAAAAAGATATTAGAAAATAATAAGTAACAGCTGACGGCAGCAAGATAAATATATAAAAATTTCCGCTTTTTCTGGTCTGTTTCGGCAGCCAGGAGTCAGCTCTAGCTATTTGTTATTTTTGCAGCTCCTTCAGCTCTCAATTTGCGCAGCTGCTCAGCTCATAAAGTCGGCAGCTGTCGGCTGCCGTTCAATTCAACGGGATAAAATAATATCTATAATTTCATTAATTCTGTTTTCTGGCTGGATGATCCAGCAAAAAAAACCATAAAAAAAAAGATTGATAAATTATATTGAATCAAATTTTTCATATCAGTTCCTAATTTCTATACGGCAAAATCACACCAAAAGCACACCAAAAATTCAAATCGCTGCTGAGTGAGGAACGGTAGTGACGAGCGAAGAGGTATGGGATGACCGCCGATAAGCTGCGACTGATAGATATGTTAATCGGTCATGGGGTCTAGCTTGGGTGGATGATGTTGTGTGGGGGGTAGGACTACTTCACAGATTTACATAGAGCGTTGTAGAATAGATACATGGAACCACACGTAAGAGATATATTTTATGAAAAAATGGACTTTATTCCATCTAAGGAGCAATTAGATATCATAGATGACCCTAGCAGGTATAAATTAGTTGCAGGGGGTGTGAGAGCTGGAAAAAGCAGATTAGCATCGGTGTACCTTGTCACAAAAATTTTAGAAGGATTTGCCAATGATACTGTAAAAGGTGGTGATGTGTATTGGTTGGTTGCTGCTGATTATGAGAGAACCCGTGCAGAATTTAATTATATATCGCAGGACCTTGCTAAATTAGGTCTATTAGGAGATATGAGTAAGCCTATAAATCCGGGTACTATTACATTATCTGGATTAGAGCCACCCGTTCAAATAAAAACAAAATCGGCAAGCGATTATAAAACTTTAGCTATGGAATCGCCAAAAGGAATAGTTGCTTGCGAAGCATCTCAGATTGATTTGGAAAGTTTTTGGAGACTGCAAGAGCGTTTAGTTGAGAGTAGAGGATGGTTATTGTTAGAAGGTACCTTTGAAAGTAGTTTAGGGTGGTATCCAGAAAGATTTACGGCGTGGCAATCGCAAGCTGTGCAAAGAAAAGAGGATTCTAAGAGCTTTAGTTTGCCAACATGGAGTAATTTAGCTCTATTTCCAGAAGGAGAGAGCGATCCTGAGATAGAAAAGATGTTGAGAGACCATAGTGACGAATGGTATAAAGAGAGAATAGCTGGAATCCCCGCACCACCAAAAGGTAGAGTGCACGAAATGTTTAGAAATGAGATTCATATACAAGATGTTGATTATGTTGACGGAGAAACTGTGTATATATGGATTGATCCGGGATATTCTAGGGCAACAGAAAGTGCATACGCTGTTATGTTTGCGCAAGTTATTGGCGGACAGATTAGAATTTTTGATGAAATATATGAACAGCAAAAGATTGGTCCAGAGATTGTAGAAATGGCTCAAATGAAAAGTTGGTGGGGGTTTGCTGATAAGCGTGGAGCGATTGACGTTGCGGGAACCCAGCATCAAGCTATGCCGTCTCAGACTGAAGTATGGTTAGAGATGACTGGATTGTACCTTGAACCAGTTAAAGTTAGAATTACTGACGGTATTGAAAGATTTAATACGTTTTTAAAGGTTGATCCGATAGATGGAGAGCCTAATATGGTTGTATCTCCACGTTGCACAGGATTAATTTCAGAGCTTGGTGGCGGACCTAATCCGTTTACTGGAAGGGCGCAAGTTTATAGCTGGGCAATGGACAAAGAAGGCAATGTACTTGGACAAACGCCACGAGACAGGTATAATCACGCTGTAAAGGCAGTTACTTATGGACTAATTGCTGAGTTTGGATATGCAAGAGGACCTTTTGAAATAGAAAGAGAAGCAGAAGTAAGTTACTGGATATAAAATGCCAAAAAAAAAGATAACACCAGAAAATATATCTAAATTAGTTGAAACTAAAAGAGATCATACCGCTTTTTCAGATTTAAGAAATAGGTGGGAAGTAGATTATGAGTATTACACTCTTAACCAATATGATGCTGGTGAAGGCTACCAAAGCTATACTACGAATAAACCACGAACTATGACTGATAAAATTATTAGTTATCTTTCAGAATCTTTAATGACTGTTAGAACCACGTTTAGTTCTAAAGATGCTGATTCACGTAAATCAGGTGTGGCATTTGAAAAGTTTTTAAGGGGTTGTATTCGCATGGCTAACGATAGATTAAGTTCTATTATGCACCCAACTTTACAAAATCAAATATCTCATTACATTGGAACTAGAGGTTGGTATGCAGGAAAAGCTATGTTTAATAAGCAAAATGAACAGGTAATGTGTGAAATTGATGTTTGGGATCCGATGCACACTACTTGGGATACTGGCGATATGGGTTTAAATTGGATTGCGTATTCAAGATATAGATCTGCATCATCAATTTACAGTATGTATGGAGTAGACTTTACAGAACAAAACGCCGGAGTAGAAGAAGAAGATATTGAAGTTATTGAGTACATTGATAAAGAAATTAGATGTGTTGTTGCTCACGATCAATATTTAGTTAAGCCAGTTGAACATAAAATTACTGATGGATTTGGAAACCCGCAATGTCCGGGATTTGTTGGATTTGTTGGACCATCACCTATGGTTCAAGGTAAAGATGATAAGTCAACAAGCATGGAATTTGTAGGTGAAAGTGTACTTGGACAGGTTAGAAATTTAATTGATATTCACAATAAGTCTATGTCAGACTGGATGACATTGGTAAGGCGTGCAGTAAAGCACCCACTAATACTTAGATCAAGAGACGGAAGATTAAGATTAATGGATGATCCGTACAAAGAAGGTACTAATATCCAATTAAAAGAAGGCGAAAATATTGAATTAGCGCCTGAAATGAAGTTGATTGCGGATGCAGCAGCATTTATGGGATTAGTTAATTCAGATTTTCAACAAGGAACCCTACCCGATGTTGTGTTTGGTGACATAAAGTTTCAATTATCTGGGCATGCCGCAAATATTCTCAGGTCTGGAGCTAGTCACCAAATACTCCACAGACTAGAAGCACTTGGAAATGCCTTTTATCAAATTGGTCAGTTGCTTAGATGGCAATATCAAAGCGGTAGATATGGTTCTATTGAGTTTAGAGGACAACTAGGAGAGCTAAAAGAATTTTATGACGAGGAAGTTTCTCCAACAGATATAGAAAAAGCAGGTCATTTAACAGTTCAATTTAAAAATTCATTAGGATTAGAAGATCCTGCAAGGTTTTCAACAGCACAAATGCTTAGAGAAGGACCATCTCCAATGGCTCCTGATAGTTATATTTGGGATAAGATACTTGATGTTGAAGATCCAGATACATTTAAAAAAGAAATTATGGCACAACAAGCACAATACGCAGAACCAAAAGCAACAGCATTTGCTATGTGGGAAGGTCTTACTGAAACTGGACAAGAAGTTGAAGCACAGTTTTACCTTGAACAAATTAAAAGAATATTGTTAAATGAAAGAAGAAGTGATGAATTGTCAAAATTGCAATTCCAGATTCAGATGTTGCAAGGCATGTTAACGCTACAACAAGCAAATATGCCACCTGAACAACAAGGAATGGGTATGCAAGAACAACCACCGCAAGGTGGCGGACAAGGACCATCTATTGCTAATATGAATAATGGTGCTGTACCGGGAACGGATATAGGATTGGATTTAATGAGAGGAACTACACCACCAAATAATACTAGAGCGCCGGGAGAACCAAGACCCGGAGCAAGAGGATAATTAAATGGCTTTTTATAATGTAACTTTAGGATCAGGAGCATCATACGAAATTGATGCACCAAACAGAGCAGCAGCAATTAGAATGGCTCAGCAAGAAGCCGAAGAATCCGGAACTTATGTAAATACCGTAGAAATAGCAAGAGGAGAAGCTGAACCAACAGTTGCAACACCGCAATCATTAATAGCATCTCCTGAAGGTATTGATGCAGCTGTAGCAACTCAAACTCAACCTGTAGCTGGACTTACAGCAGGTGATGATAGTGAAATGTTTGAAGATTTTGGTGCTCCGCTATTTACAACTGCTGAAAGCCAAATAGAAGATGAAATATTAAGAGATCAAGGTATTAACCCAGATTTATTTGGTTTAGATGATGTTTTTGGGGGAACAGAACAAGTTGTAGAAATACCATCAAATATTATAAATGCTTTAGATTTAGATGATGGAACTAAATGGGATAGAGAAAATGGTTTATTTTTAGATGAAGATGGAACAGCATTAGATGATTCACAGCAAAATAATTTAAATGCGACTATGGTTGAAAATACTTTTGGTGGACCAGCAGGTGGAGTAGCAGGTGGAGTAGCAGGTGGAGTAGCAGGTGGAGTAGGTGATGATAGTGAAATGTTTCTAGATTTTAATCCTGCCGAGTGGAGTGGAACAGATTTTGGCGGATCAAACGTAGGATCGGGTATGACAAGGATATTTGGAACACCGGGTGCTCCGGGTGGAATGACTGGAGCTGGAACGATGGGAACTAATCCAATAGAAGGTGCGGTTCCGCAAGAAACATTTGCAACACCTTTTGATTTATCTGATATACCGGGTATGCAAAGAGCAGCTTATCTGCAAGGTTTAGGTAGAGGTGGATTATACGATCAAGGTGGAAGGTTTGCTCCAAGCGGATTTCAAAGATACATTGAAGGTTTAGGAGATTATTATAAAAACGTATACGATTTTGCTAGAGTAGCACAAGGAATGTTACCTTTTGGCGCAGATAGTGCAACTGCTGCAGAAAGAGCACAAGGTATGGGTGTTGGAGCAATAGATCCTGTATCAGGACAACCACTATTACAAGAAGGCGGAGAATCTTTTGCAGACTTTGTAGCAAGAACAAATCCTGCTGCAATGAGGAGAGGAGCAGGTGACGTATTTGGAGTTTTAAGAGGAGAAGCAGCAGCAACAGATCCAATGTTTGAAGGTTTACTAGGTGCTCCAAACGAACAACAAGCTGCTATGCTTGGAGATTTAGCAACTTCAGCGTTAAGAGGGCGAATTGGTGGAGCCGGAATGAATATATTAAATATACCATCAGGTCAAGATTTATATGGTAGATACCAAGCGCAATTCGCAGGACAACAAGATACGCCTAGATTTATTGATTTCTTATCAGGTAGGTATGGTCTTGATAATATGAATAATAATGTAAAAAGTGTTCAGATGAATCCTGATGGAACTCAAAAAATAGAACTTTACGATGATATGGGTGGATAATGGCAGATACATTTGGTAGCGTTTTTGGACAAGACAATCCTTTTTTAGATTATTTAGAAGGAACAACAGGTGGAAAAAAGGCTTTATTTTTTGGTGGAGTACAAGATCAATTAGGTGGATTGCCAACTAGCCAAAGAAAAAGAGCTGCACTTGAAAATGTATTTCAAGATGTGCAAAATGAATTTTTAGCAGAATTAGGAACTCAAGCATTATCAGGAAATCAACCTAGTTTAACTTTTAATGAATATTTAAGTAGAGTATCTACATCTGATAGACCTATAGGAGACAGAATATATAGACAAATGGGTAGTCCTTATACTGCGCAATTTACTCCAAGAACTAGATTCTTAATGAATTATTAATGTACCAATACAAAGTTACAGTAACCAGAGTAGTAGACGGAGACACAGTTGACGTTGACATTGATTTAGGATTTAGTGTTGTACTTAAAAAACAACGTGTAAGGCTTTACGAAATAGACACACCTGAAAGCAGAACCAGAGACAAAGAAGAAAAAAAGTTTGGTCTAGCATCTAAAGAGTATTTAAAAAATACTTTACTTGCTGCTAAAAATATTTATTTAATTTCTTACGATAAAGGTAAGTTTGGAAGAATATTAGGAGAATTGTTTATAGATGACAACGATAAAAGTGTAAATATGCAAATGGTAGATAATCATCACGCAGTTAAATATTACGGACAAAATAAAGACAATGTTAAGCAAGCACACCTAGCTAATAGGA